CAAATACTACTCCCCCGTCGTCATTTACAACAAACACACAGGTGAAGTGTTAGACCTTCACAGCGCCGCTCTCACTAATGACCCAGCAGTAAAGGGCATGAGTCAAGCTGCCGCCCTTCATGCAAACGTTAATAACCAACCATCGGAGCCTACGCCCATGAACGAAGCATTAGCCCTGCTATTTAACCTGCTGGGTATTACTACCCCGTCTACCGACATCGATGCTGCTGCATTACATGCACAGTTAACTAAGCCAGGCGTGAAAGCCAAGCTTGACGAAATTAAGTCCAAGTTAGACGGCGCAGCACAAAGCGACCAACAAATTGCCGCGCTTACGGCAAAAGTTGAGCAAGCAAAAGAAGGTATTAACCCAGCCGAGTATGTGCCTATTGAAACCTATAACGGCGTGGTAGCAGAACTGGCGGCGTTATCGGCAAACCACAGTGCGGTAACTGTCGACCAGTTGATTGAACAGGCCCAGAAAGACGGCAAGTTTGTGGCGCAAGCGGAGCTGCCTTACTTACGTAGTCTGGGCAAAAGTAGCATGGCGGCGCTGAAGGCACAGCTTGATGGCCGCGCAAGCGTGGACGCCTTTGGTGGTAAACAAACCAAAGAAAAGAAACCAGACGGTGAAGACCAAAACGGCGTTGCGGCCCTTACCGCTGACCAAAAGCTTGTAGCAGACCAACTGGGCATTTCCCACGAGGACTACGCCACCGAGCTTAAGAAAGACTAGCTCTACGCCTAACCACACACTTAATTTGGAGAAATAAAGCACATGGCTATTATTACCTCACCTGTATTAAACGCAATCCGCACTGGGTTTCGTAAAAACTTTGAAGACGGTAAAACTCGCGGCATGCCGATGTTTAATGCCGTCGCTACCGTCGTTCCATCCTCAACCAAATCGAATACATATGGCTGGTTAGGACAATGGCCAGGCTTCAGCGAATGGGTTGGCGAGCGTCAGCTTAAATCAATTAAAGAGCATGGCTACTCAATTACCAATAAAGACTTTGAATCGACGGTAGCGGTAGATAGAAACGATATCGAAGATGATAACTTAGGCGTGTACTCGCCCATGATGGATGAGATGGGTTACGCGGCGTCTGTATTCCCAGACGAACTGGTATTCCCTTTGTTGGGTGCTGGCTTTACGTCTACCTGTTACGACGGGCAGTACTTCTTTGACACCGACCACCCAGTCAATGCTGAAGTAGATGGTACCGGCGCAGATACCTCGTTCTCTAACGCAATCATTGATGCAGGCTACACAGGCGATGCCTGGTATCTGTTAGACACCTCGCGAAGCTTAAAACCTCTTATCTTCCAAGAGCGCAAGGGTATGCAATTTGTCGCCATGGATAACCCTAACGACGAACAAGTGTTCATGAATAAGGTTTTCCGCTACGGCGTAGATTGCCGCTGTAATGTGGGCTACGGCTTCTGGCAAATGGCAGTAGGCGTCAAGAAAGAACTAACATCTGAAACGCTTTGGGAAGCTATTAATTTATTCCGCAGCTTTAAGGCAGACGGTGGTCGCTCATTGGGCTTAGGCAAGAATAAGTTAACGCTAGTCGTACCATCCTCACTGCACAAACTTGCTACGCAAATTAACGAGCGCGAGCAAATTGACGACGGCGGCGTGACGGTAAGCAACGAGCTTAAGGGCAAGTTTACAGTCCTGAGTCCCGACTTCCTATAAGCCTGAATACCTAGAACCTTAACAATCACTACAACTACTACAACTGGCTTTTAGATAAAGGCCAGTTGTTTTGGAGAAACGTTATGTCAAAACTCGCAATTGCAGTATTAGTTATTGCCTCAAGTGTGCCTTCCTTTCGTCGTGCCGGCACAACCTTTACTGACGCCGGAAAAGCCTTCCCTGAAGGTTACTTTAAAGAAGAGCAGCTCAATGCTATTCACGAAGAGAAAAAGCTGTCTGTCCGTGAAATGCAATCCGATGCCATCCCAGAAGGCGTTGATACCTCACTTATCTCTGCCGCGCTCACCGCTGCCGCCGCTGAAGAAAAGACGCAAGAAAAAAAGACTGCTTCGCAAACCGAACCTACCAAGTCGACGGGAACGAAAGCGACGGGTAAAGCAAGCACAACCAAAGACACGGGTGCTAGCGCCTAATTAGCGCTAGTCGGAGCATCACTATGGCGTATTGCACTACTGACAACTTAATTGACCGTTACGGAGCCGATGAACTGTTACGTCTTACTGACCGCGACAATAACGGCTTTATTGACGAGCAAGCAGTAAGTGCAGCCATAGAGGATGCCAGTGACTTGATTGATGGCTATTTGGGTGGGCGTTACACCCTGCCCCTTAATGTTGTGCCTAGCGTGCTAATTAAAATATGCGCTGACATCGCCAGGTTCAATATGTACGACCACACCGTTCCTGAAACCGTCGATAAGAATAACAAGGCGGCAATGGACTTTTTGAAGTCGGTGGGAAAAGGCGAAGTGCGGTTAGGTCTATCAGATAGCAACGAGTCGCCCGCATCTGACGACCAGATACAAATTCAGAGTGAGGAAGGCGTGTTTAGCCGTCGCAACTCAAAGGGGTTTATTTGATGCTGAATTTGGTTAAACCCCGCATCGCCAGCCTGTTCGACGAGGTTGGCACCGCCGCCAACGTGCGAAAAGCAATGAGCCAACCACTGCATCGCAATAACGCCGCGTTCGTCGTGCCAGTCAGCAATCGACCCATGACAAACAGCCGTGATGTCGATATGGGCCGTCCGCTGCAAGAATTTATCGTGACGTTTGGTGTAGTCATTGGATTACGTGCCATTAACGACCCTACAGGCGAGCGAACGCTTGCAGAACTTGAAAGCCTGCGCAATACACTGCGTGAAAGCCTGTTTGGTTGGAAACCTAATGATGAGCATGAACGCGTTATTTTGGGGAATGGCGACCTTATCGGTTTCACCAATGATGGCCTTTGGTGGATAGACAGATTTTCAACCAATACCTGGTACAGAGGAAATGCAACATGATCATAGTGACCAACGCCAGCGACAACGATATTACGCGCGCAGCCGTTACGTTTAAGCCTGGTGAAAACAAGTTTAAAACGGGTGAGCTAAGCGACGGCAAGCGCGCGCAAATTAGTGCGCATCCAAAGCTAAAAGTCGTGGTTGTTGAAGACCGCCCAATTGAAACCAAAGCGCAGCCAAAAGCACAGGAGAAGAAATCATGAGTATCACTCCAGGGTTTAAGGAAAAGAAAAAGTTCATCTTACTCGCGCTTCGCAGAGACAGTGATACTTCAGGCACTGACTATATCGCTGCAGGTGCAACGCCTAAAGCCATATTGACCACCGGCCTAAGCGTAAAGCCTTTAGAAACTGAACAAGTTAGTCGCGACCTTGACGACGGCAGGAACGGCGGGCAACCCGTCATTCATACCAGCGAAATGATTAGTATCACAGCGCCTTTTGAGCTGGCTGGTTCTGGTACAGCATCTTCACCTGCAGCTTGGTCATCTCTGGTTCAATTATCAGGTAAAGATGAAAACACGGACGTGGCGACTGAGGTGTCACACAACCGTATTCAAAATGCATCTGAAGAGTTAGACGGTACGATCTATTTCTACTGGGAAGGGATGTATCACATCTTATTAGCAGGTAAAGCGAGTATTTCCTACGCAGGCAAAATTAATGAACGCTTAATGGGTACCGCTGAAATTAAAGGTGTGTATGGGGGCACGTTGGAAGGTACACCGCCTGAACCAGATTTCAGCGAGTTTTCAGATCCTTTGCCCATGTCCAATACCAACACGACATTTACGCTAGATGGTCAAGCACTCAACCTCTATGAATACGAGCTAAACGGCAATGAAGACGTCCAATACGATGAAGGAACTGAGCGTAAGCAAATTTTCATTAACGACTGGAACGAAGAGGGTAAATGGATAATTGAGACACCCACGCTGAGCACGTTCGACCCATTTGCTATACAGCTGTCTGGCGTGATCATCCCGTTCGAACTTACCCATGGCGCTAATGAGGGCCAAATTGTCGCTCAAAAGAGCACAGGGGTTCAGATTTTAACGGTCAGCCCTGCAGAGGTGAAAGGTAAACAGGCCTGGGATATTAGTTACCGCGTTATTCGTGGCAACGACAGCCAGCTCGTTACTCGCTAATACAACGTGCCCCGTAGGGGTCAAAGACGCTGAGCAACGGAGTCAGCGATTAATCACGGCCAAGGACGGCAACTTATTCAAGGTAAAGACATGCCGTTCGTTTTAAAAGCCAAAAAAGAAATCTGGTGGCCAGTAACTATTCACGAAAGCGTTGATGGCGGCACCACCGAGCCTAGAGAGTGTTCTTCACTTTTTGAGATCCTTGAGCCTGAAGAATATGACACGTGGAAGACAAAACCGGATGTCGACTTTCTCTGCCGTGTGGTTAAGGACTTGGGCCGCGACGTTAAGTTCGAAGACGGAAGCATCGTTCCCTCCAGTGAAGAAAATAAGCAAAGGCTGTTTAAAAGCTTTGGCTACGTTCGCGCAGGCTATATCAGAGCCTATCACGAAGCGGCCACAGGGCATCTGGAAAAAAACTAGAGGGGGCAGCCCATTATTGGGTGAATGGGCACGGCCCCAAAAAAGATGAAGTAAGCGAGTTACGTGAGCAACTCGAAGCACTAGGCGCAAAGCCTGAATACATTAAAAAGCAAATTGATGCGATGTCACACCACTCAGACTTTGAAATATTTCGTGAAAACATGCCAGTCATTGCCTGGTTTAGCGAAGTAAGGCACCTACTCAAGTTTTGGGGTGGAAGATATCAAGGGTTAGATGTCAGCGCGGTTCAAGCTGACGCGCAAATGTCTGAAAGACAATTTGCACCCAAAGAGTATGTTCTGCTGAGAAAGCTAGCGACATTTATTTCAAACGAACTCAACGATAAGGCAGCATCCCAATGAGTGATATCGAAGTTGGCTTAAGACTTAAAGCAGACAACGATGGACTTGTGCGCGGTGTAAAGAAATCGCGAGACGAGATTGAGAAGTTTGGCAATGAAACCGAACAAGCTGGCCGTCAAGCATCACGGGCGTCCTCACAAATCGATTCTGTTGAACGCTCTATATCAAGCATCAAGACAACGACCCTTGGGCTTGGAGCATCGTTAGCGGGCGCATTTGCTCTTCGAGATATCTCCAACTACGCAGACCAGGCAACACTTATAGAGAATAAGCTGCGAGACGTTTCTGAAAGTACAGAGGCGCTTGAAGTAGCACAGAAAGCGCTACTACAGGTTGCGAACGAAACCAGAACTGAGTTCGCATCGTCCGTTGATTTGTATGCCACTTTACAGCGCAACGCGCGTTCATTGGTTGAAACCGACCAAGAGCTTGTAGACATAGTGAAAACGGTTAATCAGTCTTTTGCACTTAGCGGGACTGAGGCTGCAGCTGCAAACGCGGCTATCGTCCAGTTGAGCCAGGGCTTGGCTTCGGGAACGTTACGAGGCGACGAGTTTAACTCAGTTGCTGAGCAAGCCCCTGAAATACTCAATGCTGTTGCTAAGTATCTGAAAGTGACAAAAGGTGA